CACACACACTCATTAAGAATGGAGATAAATGAAAAATGGAAAAAGAAGTAAATTATGAATGGGAAAAAGAAGAAGTTAAAACACACTGTTTGCCGAGATGTCCAAGATGTCAAGGCACACTACAGACTGTTAACATACATGGTCATGAGCAATGTGTTTTGTGCCATAGTGTTGTGGATGATTGTTGCCAAGGTTCACAATTAAAATGAGTGACAATATAATAAAATTCCCATATAAAATGAGAACAACAGTTAAGCCCGTATCGCTAGTATGCGAGATGGCTACAGAAACATTTGAACAACTTGTCATCATGGGGCAAAACAAACAGGGTCAAGTTCAAATGATAACAACATTAAAAGACCCTGCTGATATCTTGTGGTACATGGAGGCTGCAAGGTTCGGAATCATGCAAGGATTAGAGGAGGACGAAATTTATGAGTAACAAAGATGAAAAAGAAAAAATATACTCTGACAATAGAGATAACATCATCAATTTTCCCAAACCACCCCCATCTAGCAGTAAAAGTCGCAAGAAGAATGTGGAGCCTGGGCCACGATACGCAATCAATTTCGAACCAGATTGGGACGGATGGTCAGACGATTCAAAAGATAGCTAGGCTAGAAGGCTGGAAAAGGGAGAAAAGAACCTCGCTTGAAGGGTCTAATAGATATTGGGGACCATTCTTAACAACTGAAGAGGAAAGAGAATTACCCGAATCAGATTGGCGAGGAACAGATCATCCCGATGCAGTAAAGCCAGAGCCTAGGTTCAAGGACAAATACTCAGAGAGTCGATCAGCACCATCAACTCTCACATGGATGGAGGAATACTAAAATGAATTTTAAATACAAAACAAAACCATATGATCATCAAAGATTAGCTTTAGAGAAAAGTTATAACAAACAAAATTATGCATATTTCATGGAGATGGGATGTGGTAAATCAAAAGTACTTATAGATAACATTACTTGGTTATATCAAAACAAACAAATAGATACGGCTGTTATAGTTGCACCCAAGGGTGTTTACAGAAATTGGAAAGAGAATGAAATACCTACACATATGTTAGATGAAGTAAAACGTGAAGTTTACTTATGGAATCCACAGCCAAACAAGACTGAAAAGAAAAGATTAGTTGATGGGGCACATTCAAGAGATGGTCTTAGAATTTTATTAGTTAATGTCGAGGGATTTGCTACAACTAAAATGAAAAATTATATTGAGTTCTTTACTAAAGGATCTAGTTTTTTATTGGCTATAGATGAATCAACAACAATTAAAAATCCAAAAGCTAAAAGAACCAAGGCTCTGATATCTTTTGGCTTATCTGCTAAATACAAAAGAATATTGACGGGTTCTCCAGTAACTAAATCTCCGATGGACTTATATTCGCAATGTGGATTTATGAGCAAAGATCTTTTAGGGCATGATTCATATTGGTCTTTCCAGGGAAAATATGCCATATCAAGAACACAAAGAATGGGATCTCATTCGTTTCAACAAATAGTTGGTTATAAAAATTTAGATGATTTATCTGACAGACTTCATACTTTCTCACATAGAGTTACAAAAGCAGAGGCATTAGATTTACCTCCTACCATATATGCAACTCGTGAAGTTCCTATGACGAGCGAACAACTACGACACTATAAAAGTATAAAAGATGCAGCCATAGCTTTACTTGACGATGGTCAATTAGTCTCGGCACCTGCTGTTATGACTCAGCTGTTAAGATTACAACAAGTATTATGTGGTCACACAATGACTGATGATGGAGAACTTGTAGAGTTCAAAAGTCACAGGACTGATGCCATGCTTGAGGTTATAGAAGAGATGAATGGTAGTGTCATAATTTGGTCAAGATTCAGATATGACATATTAAAGATAAAAAAAGTTTTACAAAAAGAATATGGAAAAGATTCTGTTGTCACCTTTTATGGAGACACATCTGAAAGAGACAGACAAACAGCAGAGCAAAGATTAAATAACGGAGATGCGAGATTCTTTGTAGCTAACCCTCAGACAGCAGGTCGAGGTCTTACATTAAATACTGCAAGTAATGTTATTTATTATGCTAATGATTTTAATCTAGAATCTAGAATACAATCAGAAGCAAGGTGTCACAGAATTGGACAGAAGAACACAGTTCTTTATGTTGATCTTGTGGCGAAAGGAACTGTGGATGAGCATATTGTAAAAAGTTTAAAATCTAAAAACGAATTATCAGCTAGATCTTTAGGAGAAGAAGTAAGAGAATGGTTGAAATAAATATCTTTGACACTATATATGATATGAAGTATCTTCCACTAAATTAATGGATTTAAAAGGAGTATATAATGGATCCCAATAAATGGAAATCAGTAGCAGTTTCTATTGATGTTTACGAAATTTTAAAAGAATTAGCTGAAGAAAATGAAAGGAGTGTAAGTAGACAGCTAGCACACTTAGTCAAGAAAGTGGCACAACAAAAACATGTAACTTGACAAAACATATAATTGTAAAGTAAAACAATTACTTAATCCCGAAGGGGAAAAACTTAGTAACAGAAAGAGGTAATTATGAGCGATATGTATGCTCTATTTGAAAAGGAAAAGGTCGATGCCAATAAGTTCGACAATGTAGATAAAGAAGGAGCATCCAAGTTATCCAACTTTATACGACAATCCATTCAAATTCAAAAAGACATTGAGGATGCTGAACAGCACCTCAAGGATTTGAAATTCAAAAAAAGAAAAGTGAACGAAGAAGACATACCTAGCCTCATGGAGGAAATGGGTATGGATAGTCTTACTGTGGATGGTCACAAGGTTACTATCAGACCTTTCGTTCATGCTCGTATTTCTGAGGAGAAAAGAGAACAAGCTTTTAATTTTCTTAGATCTGTGGGCGAAGCAGACATTATAAAGAATGATGTCACAGTGTCCTTCTCTCAAGGAGAAGACAATGTGGTTGGTGCAGTTGTTGATGATCTAAGGAAAAATGGATTTGATCCTGTTCAGAAAACACACATACATCCAATGACATTGAAGTCCTGGGTAAAAGGAAGAATCGAAAGTGGAGCAGAACTAGATTTTGATACTTTCGGTGTTTTTGTCGGTAACGAAGCTAAGATAACAAGGAGTTAAATAATGGCTAATACAGAACTACAAGAGAAAAAAGAAAACTTACCTGCTAACTTTATGAGTGAACTATCGGAGTTTGCAGGAGAAGGAATGGATTCAATAGGTGCGGATGATATGCAGATTCCATTTCTAAGAATAATACAAACCACATCTCCTCAGTTAAACAAACAAGAGTCTGTTTACATTAAAGGAGCAAGTGGAGGAGATTTATTCAACACTGTTACAGGAGAATATTGGGACAGTGAAGAAGGTGTTTATGTAATACCATGTGGATACACTCTTAAATATTTAGAGTTCCAACTAAGAACCGAGGGCGGAGGTTTTATGGGCGAGTTAAAAGCTAACGATCCCTTGTTAACACAAACCCAAAGGGATGGTGCTACAGAACTGTTACCATCGGGTAATGAACTAATTCGTTCTGCACAGCATCTTCTTATGCTTGTAGATATTAAGACAGGTTCTACACAGACAGCTATTTGTGACATGAAAAAAACACAGCTAAAAGTGTCGAAGAAATGGAATACCATGATGAAGATGGTACAGTATACAGGACCTAATGGATTATTTAATCCTCCAATGTGGGGAACTGCGTGGAAGTTAACATCTACGCAAGAGAGTAATGATCGAGGATCCTGGTACAATTTTGCAGTCGAAAAGGTTGACCCAACTCTACTCCCCCAAGAAGCTTTTTTGGCTGCAAAAGCTTTTTATCAATCGTTCAAGTCTGGAGAAATTAAAACTCAAGCGGGAACGAGTGATGAAGTAATAAACGGAACTTCAAAGGAAGAAGACTTACCGTTTTAACTGTTTGGGGCGATGAATATTCCTCCGTTTGTCGCCCCAATCTTTGAGGGGAAATCAATGAATTTACACGAAAAGTTCATGGTTGCATTTGAAGGGTTTAGTGCAGCACATGGACAGACAAAAATATCAGATGAAAGAAGAGCGGGAAAACAAAAAGCTCATTCCTTTATCGTTAGAAAACCTTTGACACTTACTTTAGTAGAATCACATATAAATGGATTTACAGGTGTTGGTTCTATTCCTATCAACGAAGAAAACAAATGTAAATTTGGTGCTTTAGACATAGATCAATATCCATTAGATTTAGTTGCACTAGATAAAAAAATTAGAAAATTTAAAATACCTGCCGTTGTATGTAGAAGTAAATCTGGTGGTGCACACATATTCTTTTTCTTCAAAGAATGGATTGGTGCAGGAGAATTTAGAGATAAAGCTTCAGAGATATCTTCTATACTAGGATTTGGTAATTGCGAAGTATTTCCAAAGCAAGAACAAGTTTTGGTTGAACGTGGCGATGTTGGTAATTTTATAAACCTTCCATACTTTGATTCAGATCAGACCTTAAGATACGCAATTAAGGAAGATGGAGAAGAAGCAACTTTAGAAGAATTCATAGAGTTGCAAGAGAGCAGAACTGTTTTACCGAAAGATTTTTTATCTTTAGATTTTGGTGGATCTTCTGATCAATTTAAAGAAAGTCCTCCATGCTTATCCACTATGGCAAAGCAGGGGATTCCAGAAGGTGGTAGGAATACCTCTATGTTTAATGCAGCGGTTATGTTTAGAAGAATGGATCCCGATAAATGGAAATCTTTACTTGAGAGTTTTAATATAACTTATTGTGTGCCTCCTTTACCAGCATCAGATATAGTTACAATACAAGGTCAAATAGAAAAGAAAGAATATTTTTACACATGTGATCAACAGCCTTTGAGTTCTTATTGCAACAAGTCTTTATGTAAGACAAAGAAGTATGGAATAGGGAATCAAGTTCAAACTATGGAGATAAGTGGTTTATCTGTTGTTCTATCAGAACCTAGAGTTTGGTTTGCTGACGTAGAAACAAGACGATTAGAACTATCTACTGAGGATTTACAAGTTCCTTTGAAATTTCAAAGACAATGTATGGAGCAATTAAATTATATGCCTCCCGTTATGAAAAATAGTGATTGGCAAGCCTTAATTAATTCTTTGTTAGAGAATGTAAACGAAATAGAGGTTCCACAAGAACTCACATATAAAGGTCAGTTTCTTGAATTACTTGAGACTTACTGTACGGGAAGGATACAAGCTCAATCGGCTGAAGAGTTATCTCTGGGTAAGCCTTGGACAGAAAGTGGAAAAACATATTTTAAACTAGATTCTTTGATGCAGTTTTTAAGAGCCAAGAAGTTCGATAATTACAGTCGTGGTCAAATACAAGAAAGATTAAAAGAATTAAACAAAAATGAAAATGCAAGTGGTTCTAAAAAATTTAGAAATACTAAAGGAGAATGGAAAAGCATTAGAGTTTGGTGGGTGCCTGAGTTTGAATCAGAGATTCAAGTTCCGAGTATCGAGATTCAAGAAGAAGAGGTGCCATTTTGAAGAGCAGATGGTCTAGAGCGAGGTCTAGGTTAAGAGACTACGTCAACCAAATAAAATTGGAAAGAGGATGTGAAAGATGTGGCTACAATGAAAAAGCCATAAATTTACAGTGGCATCATGTGGTTCCAGAAACAAAGTATAAGAGTGTTTCTGAAATTATCAGCGAAGATAAGAACATAGACAAGGTAAATGCAGAAATAGAAAAATGTATATGTGTTTGTAAAGCATGTCATGGAAGGTTAGAAATGTAATGGAAACAACAATATTTGGTCCACCAGGGACGGGAAAAACAACTAAGCTTATATCTATTGTTCAAGAAGAAATAAAGAATGGAACATCTCCCGAAAAGATAGGATTTGTTTCTTTCAGTCGAAAGGCTGCAGAAGAAGCAAAGACTAGAACAATAGAAAAACTAGGTATAAATGATGATAGCCTTGTTTGGTTTAGAACATTACACTCGCTAGCTTTTCAGTGGTTAGGCATGAGTGGCAAAGATGTTTTTAAAGGAACTGATTACATACAATTAGGAAAACTTTTAGGATTAGAATTTTCTGCTAATTCTTCAGTAAATATGTCTGAGGGAACCTTATTTACATTAGGGAAAGATGGAGATGCTTATCTTGGTTTAATCAACATGGCTCGTGTTCGTGGTGTTAGTTTAGAGCAACAGTTTAGTGATACAAATGACCGTAGATTGAAGTTTCAACAAGCATTGAAAGTCGATCAAGCATTGAAAGACTACAAAAGAGTTATGAGAAAAAGAGATTTTGTAGACATGATTCAAGACTTCATAGATCAAGGCGAAGGTCCCAATTTAGATCTTTTGATAGTTGATGAAGCACAAGATTTAGTTCCTATGCAATGGGATATGGTAAAAAAAGTTTTAGTTCCTAGAGCCAAGAAAATATTTTATGCAGGGGATGATGATCAATGTATATATTCTTGGATGGGAGTAAATGTTAAAGACTTTTTAAATGCTAGTTCTAATAAGATTGTACTTGATCAGTCCTATAGAATCCCTTTGGATGTACATAACTTGGTAGATGATTTAGTGGCAAGACTCTCTACCAGACAATCAAAAGTTTGGCAACCCACTACAAAAAAAGGTGCAGTCATTTGGCATTATGATATCATGGATGTAGACCTAAGAACTGGAGAGTGGTTAATCCTTGGAAGAACTAACTACATTACCAATAAAATTGCTAACAAGCTTAAAGAAAGTGGCTACCTTTTTTGGAAAGAAGGTTCTGGTTGGTCTATTTCCCCAAATGTACTTAACGGAATAGAGGTGTGGAACAAAATATGCAAAAAACAACAATTACCGATAAGCGAATGGAAGAACTTTTCGAAGATAACACAGCCTCATGTTTTTACCAAACATGGCAAAAAAGTGTTAAATTCATTAGACCCCGAAAAATTATATTCAATAGATCACATGGGAGATTGTCTGACAGTGTCTGCGGAGACACATTGGAATCAAGTGATAAAAGTATCAGACAAGGAGTTGACATACATAAATTCTGTGAGGAAGAGTGGGGAGAAGATTTGGACCGGATCACCAAGAATAAAAATATCTACGATCCATAAGGCAAAAGGTGGGGAGGCAGATAACGTTCTACTTATGTTAGAATCATCAAAAGCATGTACAGAAAGTCCTGATCAAGATTCCGAGATCAGGACTTTTTATGTTGGTGCAACAAGGGCAAAAGAACAATTACACATTGTAGACTCAAACAAAGATAATGGATTTAGGATATGAAAAAAGATAGAAAATATTTTTTAGAAGAAGCAGAAAAATTAATCAATGGTCCGAGAGCCAAGGAATATGGACCAGCTAAGTTTAACCATGAGCGAATAGCAAAGATTTGGTCTGTTATTTTAGCAAGAGAGATAACCGCTGAAGAGGTAGTTGCTTGTATGATAGGAGTAAAGTTAGCTAGACTAGCTGAAACGATGGAACACGATGATTCTTGGACGGATATAATTGGTTACGCAGCACTTGGGGGTGAGATCATTAATTATGAAAAAGACTCATCAATTTAATTTAGCAGACATGGGGGGCGATTGGTTTAAGGCGAAAGGACCAGAAGAAATGCCAGACTTAACAAATGAAGACATAAAAGAAGTAGCGTCTATGGGCTTAGAAAGTGATTGGTCGCCTCCTTCTTCTTTTCCAGATTTAACAAAGCACGATAGAATAGCCATAGATTTAGAAACAAGAGATCCTAATCTTATGAAACTTGGACCTGGTTGGTGTAGAAAAGACGGTTATGTTATTGGTGTGGCTGTGGCTGCAGGAGATTTCATAGCTTATTATCCAATCAGACATGAGGGTGGAGGTAATCTACCACCAAAGAAAGTTTTCTCTTGGTTAAAAAAACAAATGGAAACTCCTCACATAGAAAAAGTATTTCACAACTCCATGTATGACTTAGGATGGCTTAGAGCCGAGGGCATAGAAGTTCAAGGTAAGATTATAGATACTATGATTGCGGCACCTTTATTAAATGAGAATAGGAGATATTATAATCTTAATTCACTTGCAGGAGAATATCTTGGCGAGTGGAAAAATGAAAAAATGATGAATAAAGCAGCTGATTATTTTGGTGTAGACCCAAAGTCTGGTATGTGGCAGTTACCTAGTCGTTTTGTTGGTGCTTATGCCGAACAAGATGCTAGGGTCACACTGAAACTTTGGGACCATTTAAGACCTTTATTAGACAAAGAAGAATGCAATGCCATTTTTAATCTAGAATCTTCTTTATTACCTGTTCTTTTAGATATGAAAACTAAAGGTGTCCGTGTTGATGTGGATAAAGCTGAAGGTGTCAAGAAAATGTTGGCTAAGAGAGAAAAAGAATTACTTGAAGAGATAGTCAAGGACACGGGACTCTCTATTGAACCTTGGGTCGCCACATCTATAGCAAAAGTGTTTGACTCCCTTGGGATCCACTATTTTAGAACAGAGAAGTCTGGGTCGCCCATGTTTACAAAACAGTTTCTCTCTAACCATGCCCACCCCATTGCGGCAAAGATTCTTAAGATAAGAGAACTTAATAAAGCTAACACGACATTTATAGAAACTATTCTTAATCATTCTCATGAGGGTAGAATTCATTGTGATTTTAATCCTTTAAGATCTGATGATGGAGGTACTGTTACAGGTCGTTTTAGTTCAAGTAACCCCAATTTGCAACAGATTCCTGCACGAGATCCTGAGATCAAAAAGTTAATTCGTGGTTTGTTTATCCCGGAGGAGGGCCACAAATGGGGTTCCTTTGATTATGCATCACAAGAGCCAAGATGGCTAGCTCATTATTGTGGTAGCTTGACAGGAGAAAATAAACACCCTCAAATAGATCAAGTGATAGAAATGTATAATAAAGGAAATGCTGACTTTCATCAAATGGTAGCCGATATGGCAGGTATATCTCGTAAGAATGCTAAGACAGTGAATCTTGGAATTATGTATGGTATGGGCAAGAAAAAACTTGCAGATGTTATGGGTGTTGATGAGGAAGAGGCTACAAAACTTTTAGATACATATCATGAAAAAGTTCCTTTTGTTAAAGGTATCGCAGAAAAAACATCTAGTCATGCAAAAGAGCATGGTGTAATTAGAACCTGGTTAGGTCGTAAGTGTAGATTTGATATGTGGGAACCTAATTCATATGGATACAATAAAGCTATGCCTCTTGCAGAAGCCATTAAAGAATATGGTCACAAAGGTAGAATTAGAAGAGCTTTTACTTACAAAGCACTCAATAAATTAATCCAAGGTTCGAGTGCCGACCAAACAAAAAAAGCTATGGTAGATTGTTACAAAGAAGGTCTATGTCCAATACTCACTGTGCATGATGAATTATGTTTTAATATCAAAGATCAAAAAGAAGCAGATAGGGTTGTTGACATTATGTCAAATTGTATACCAAATCTAAAAATTCCTTTTGAAGTTGACTCTGCTTTATGTGATAACTGGGGCGAAGTAGATTAAAGACCAGACTTTACGAACAAATCTAATTCGGGCATTGTATCTTCCTCTGGCTTCTCATTTTCAAATATTTCGTAAGCACGAGATCTAATATTTGATCTGTTTAATCCTATATCCTTCAATGTAGCATCGTCTAGGCTATTTAATGCAGTTATTGTTCTTCCGATTTTAAAATTGTAAAATAATTTTGATAACATTTATATCTCCTTTTCTATTATTAGTTATACATTTTTTCTAAACAATAGAGAACCGAGCAAAAATGAAAGATATTCTTTCCAAAATAGCATAAATCAACGCTAGAGTATTAAATTTAAA